TTGTTCATTACATCCCAGTTCTTACTAATCATCATGCTACTCCGTTTGCGCTATCAGCAAGTGCTTCCATGTCAGAATGTCCCCATGGTGGCATATTATCACCTTTAATCTTGGGTTCACTACCAAAGTTTTTCTCATAATGAGCATTTATTTTTGCCCATTGAGCATCACGCTCTTTGAACTCCTGGTATTTCTTCTCCAGGTCCTCATCCATGGTCAATTCATACTCACTGCACACCTTGCGTTGGTCTTCTTCTCGTGTCCAATCATTGAAGACTAACGACATGGCACCAGAACGAATAGACACAGGGTCCATTCCTACACAGAGGAGAAACTTTTCAAAAAGTTTGAAATATTGTTTGGCGTTAAGGTCTGCTGCGGGTGCAGTGATAAGATAATGCTCCTCAGGGATAAAATCATCTGAAGTCCAGGAGGATGACCCATAGGTGGGGGTGAAGGTTGCATCGAATTTGAATTGAACTTCTGCTTCGTAAGTCATTTTAAATAGTACGCTTTGTAATCACAGTTGTAACGGTCAATGTACTTTTGAGCATGTTGCTCACATTGAAACCAGCAGATTTTGTTTTCTGTTTTGTCCTCTAGTCTAATAGGAAATGTTTCAGAATAAGGAAATAACTCAACCTTCCCAGAGGCGGTCATCTTTATTAGGGAATCCACCTTCTTTGAGCGGCGGGAGTTCCCAGAAGGTTTCTTCGTTTGTTGCTTGGATGTAGTTGGAGTCTTCTTGCTCCGTGATGTCGTCGCCTTCCCAGAAGTCTTCGTAGTCTTCTTCGGTTGCTTCGGAGATTCCGCTAGTTTCTTGAGATTTTCCTCCAAACTTTTCTGCGTTTTTACCGACGTATTCTTCCTGGGACTTTTCGAGACCGAGGCGGTAGTTGAAGAAGTCGATGAAGTCTTGCTTCGTCCAGTCGTTGAGGATGCTTTCTTGCGGGTCGTTTTCGTCCCAGTCGATCGTGAACGAACCGTCGCCGTTTTCTGTGACATTAATCATTTCGGTTTCAGGGTTTGCCTTAATACCATTATAGCATGGTTTCGGTCTCTTTGCTCGTTTCTACGCTCGGCAGTGGACAGTACAGGAACTGACTTCCCCCTAATAGCAGCAATCTTTTTCATTACTTTCTTGACCGTTGGTTTGACAACCTTTAGTAGGATGTCTGCCAACGGTTTTGCCATAAGTGCTGATGCTGTTGCCACTACAGCAATACTTGAGGTAGTTACAACTGTCCCAGCAGCAGGAAGACCAGCAACAATCTGCTCTGGTAGAGGCACAGGTTCTGTAATCTGAATACACTGGTTGCCAACTAACTGATAGTCAGTAACTTTCTTTCTAAACCCTTCAATGTATGTGCCGACAGGTTCCTTTGCCTGCTGTGCTGGTGTGGGGCAGTCCACCTTAGCAGTAGCAGGGGGAGTTTTAGGTGTCGGTAGGTCAGGTGCTTCGGGAGCTTTAGGTTGCCTTGTATCTACCCCCGAAGGTTTAGTAGGAATTATCTGTTCAGGTTCAAAATTAATAGGATTATAACTGGGAACGCCAGAGTCACAATACGTAACCAGTCCTCTTTGGTCATCACTTCCGAGAGTTTTGGAGTTGTTGTTTGCTTCGTGTGCTTCGACACAACCTGGGATGTCCACTACAGGCACACCAATATTTACCACTACAGGAGGTGCTGGTGGCAAAGAAGTTGAAGTTGTATTAAGAGTATCAATAACAGGAGGAATATCCAGTTGTCTTATTTGAATACCCCTAGTGCCAATATCACGAATCTCCATCAGTCATCGTCTTTAAATAAGTTCGCAATCGCAGTAAATACTGAATGGAATGCAACATAAAGAAAAAACTTTCCTTCAGCATCCCTGTCCCTTTTCCTTCTTGTAGTAGTCATAATCAACAATCATTGAATACAGAACCAACTTGACTACCTAAATCAGAACCGACTCTGCCACCCAGAAGAGTCACCCAACCAGCAGCCAACCATCCTATGTAGGGGATATTGACCACGGCAGGTACAAGAGCACCAGCAGCGATGCTAGTCCCTGCTAGAGCACCTTGAGAGCGTGCTCCAGCGTCCGCCCGTATGCACTCTTCGCTTTTCGCACCTAACTTTCCCTCGGGGTCCAATGCCCCGCCTCCTAGGTTTCTAACACCGTCCATAGTGTACTGGTCTACACGCCACTCTCTTCTACGAGTTGTGCCGCCACCAAAGAATCCTTTCTTATCCTGGTCTAACTGAAGAGACCTTTCGGAGTTTAGGATAGCAGGGTCGTTTGCTTTGAATTCAATCTTGTAACCATCCTTGTTTGCTTCTACCTTGTAAGAAGAATAGTCACCACTAGGAAAGTTAATAACAGGAAACTGTGGTCTTGTAACATTCAATAGATGCCCAAGGACTCCAATGTGAGCAACACCAACGAGAGTACCTAATGCCAATCCAACAATCTTTATTGGCGATTTTTTCTTTGTTGGTGTTTCCTCAACAGGTGTTTCCTTGGGCGTCCAGAATGCCATGGTTAGAAGGGGATAGCGGGACCTGTCGTCGTTGGAAGGGACGAACTACCTTGAGGGATTGCTCCACCAGTCGCTGAGGGCATCTTAGGCATCTCTGGCATAGCACCCTGAATCATACCAGGGAGCGCCTCAGAGATTGACTCTGTTGCTGCTTTGATTGCCTGCTCCTTAGCAGACTCGATGAGTGCATCTTTATTCAGAAGCACATAAGCACCGCCGCCGATAAGACCTAAGGAGGTCAAACCAGACAACAGTGCTACTACGTTAATCAGTTTTTGCATCTTTCTTAGGCTCCACGGCAGAAACAACTTCAGGCTCTTTCTTTGCCACTGGTGCTTTAGCAGGTGCAGCGCCGCCACTCTTTGCAGGAGACAGTCCGAAGGCAGCTAAGGAACCAGAGAAGACCGAAGCAATGAAGGTAGGATCAAAATCAAGAATCTTTTGACCGTTTGGAAGTCTAACGTAACTAAAGGTAAGAAGAGAGGCAGACCAAATAAGTACTACAACTTTCACCAGATTACCAAGAACTTCACTTTTATCTTCATGATGGTCCTCTTTCTCTTCTACCTTTGCTTTGGATTTATTGCCAAGCATTAGTAGAAGAATAAGGCTCTTCTATTTAGGATTCTGCAGGTTGACGTTTCTTGCCAATATTATACTTAGACTCAAGAGTCCATTCATGCTTTTCTTTATAAGCAATGACTTTAATTTGACTCAGAGGTGCAGCATCTTTTACCGTATCCTCTTTAACAATCTCTACAAGTCCCCAGTCAGACAGCAGTTTGATAATACGGTTACGTCTCTGAACATCGTTCTCTGAAAGATTTGCCCTCTTACCATCAAGTGCAAACAATTCTTTAAAGTGAACAATGTAGTATTGACCTTTCTTGTGAAGAATGTGACAGGACTGATATAGTTTCTTTTCTTTACGAGAAGCAACTCCAATACGGGTAAGAGTCTCACGAACTTTCAAGAAGTCATCTGGCTCCTTTAAGTTCACTTCTACCATATCTTCTTTTGTCCATTGAACTTCCTTAAGTTCGCTCATCGTTTCTTACCCCCTTTATTCAGTTTATCTTTAATAATTTCAAGTTGGTTGTCGGTAAGAATCCTGAGTGCTTGCAATGCTTTCTCGGTTGAATAACCATAGAACTCTTTGACAAGTTCAATATCCTTCACCTTTTCTTTTTTACCCCAAGGAGAAAATCTCTTGCGGGGTCTCACCGTATTTATAAAGAAATCATACTGTAGTTTCTTATCTAGTCCAGGATACTGATTCATCTCGTTTGCAAACATCACCGTATCCATGTGATGTGACATACACTTGTTAATAATATAAGGAGGATAATTCTTTTCCCATGCAGGGTCTTCGTCCTCCATCAAATTTTTCTTAGAAAGATTGATGGAGTTCAAATAATCCTTGAGAGGATAGCGTTCATCAAATGACATAATTAAGAAGAAGAAGTTCTTTACGTTGCTGCTGGTCCTTCATATATTCACCGACTGAACGCATCGTATAAGTATGGTCATACTCATAAGGTTTCCAATCAATAAAACGAGACTTGATTAGGTTAGAAGAATTGTACGAAACCATCTGGTCACAAACGTGCCTGTCACAGGTATAGAAGAATTCATCATGGTCAAATCCTTTATGCATGTTGCCACGCTTTCCATAAAGATTTGACTTGATTTCATACGGAGGGTCTAGGTACATAAAGACACTCTTATCGTCTGTCATCAATTTATCGTATGACAGGTTAGTAATTTTCCAGTTTCCGATGAGGTCACTGTAGTAAGGGAGTTTGTCGATTCCTCGCATACTAAAGTTCGACTCGGACGCCTGCCTGCTAAAGGATGAGGACTCAGTGAGACCAGAAAAAGAGCACTTGTTAATAATGTAGAAACTAACAGCACGGTCCTTAGAAGTAGTCTCTCCGATTGGTTTAGAGAGATACTCTTTAGCATCCAAGAAAAGAGACTTTGCCGAACTGGGGTCAATGTGCCTTTGTTTAAGTTGGATAAGGATGTTCTTAATTTCATTTCCGTTGTCCTGAAGTTCACGCCAGAAGTTATAAAGAGGTTCGTACAAGTCATTCACCCAGATATCTAGATGAGGATACATCTGAGTAATGTAGAGTGCCACAGAACCGCCACCAAGGAAAGGTTCACGAAACTCTTTATAGTCTCGAAAAAGGGGAAAGAACTCTGCCATCTTCTTAATAGCACGAGACTTTCCACCAGGATAACGAAGGGGGGTTTTCAAAGAAGTCATTTGAAGTTGCACTCCAGCATCAGTTGAGTTAGGCAAGCAAGAAGATTAATCTCCTGGTCCACAACAAAGGCAGACTTGTATT